CGAGTTCATCATGGGTCCTGAAGTAAACTCCGGAGGAAGCAAGGGTACATGCTACTTATTCACCGTCAGACCTGTTGCCATCACATCTTGCCTATGCGATTAAAGCGTTGTGTCTGATGTCACCATGTCTCCGAGGCAGACTGAGAAATGCCCTAATACATGGTCGGCGCCTCCTCTCACCAAGCACGGGGGTGCTTGGCTCCCCCAATTGTTATAACGCCCGGATGAAAGGCATCCGTGCGGAACCGGGCTCACACTGACCACGCCAAAATGGCGTCCCGGACCGACCCGCCATGGAAAATTAGAAAACCGGTCCCCGCATCACCGCGGGAGTGATCTTACGAATTTCTGCGTCATCCGATTCAATAGAGATGGCTTGCAATCCGGTGAGGAAGTCAACCCATTCTTGTTCGTTCGAGCACCAACCGTGCTGCAATGCAAACTTAGCCTCGGTATTCTCGCAGGCGTCCGTAGACCATGCAGATGTGATACGCTGAAGCACAACTGATCTCATGTCAGTCTTGATCTTTGACGCTTGTTTCAGCTGCTTGTCACACACCTTGTCGAACTTCTTCCAATGCTCTGGCACGACCATCTCATAAGCCTCCGGTGTCAGTTTCATCAACTGATCGTGGCTAAACAGAGCTTTGTCCGACCATTTGTTTGCCCAAGACAGTAACGCAGCCGCTACTGATGGGGCTTTCAGTGCCAAACCGTGTGCGCAGGATATAAGAGTCGCGGATGCGATCTGTCCAAGCATATCTTCATCGCCGATCTTGGCGGCAGCCACACCCACCTGTGAAAGGCAGTAAGGCAGGTGTGAAAGCTGCCTCGGCAAATCAGGGACTTCAGAGCCCGGAAGAGGCCCTCTTGGGCCTGTGATCATCTTCCATCCTGTGAACTCAATTTGGTCCCCTTCCTTGCAGATCTTGACTTTCATTCCGAAACCTATTGATTCCCACCTTTTGACCAGGGTGGCCACCTCGTCGTCCGTGAAGGGAGGACTCACGGTAGCCACCTGGTCATCTCCCTCATAAGCAGGGAGATATTTGCGGTGTTTCCCAAACACATCTCGCGCTCCTGTTGCCTGCTTATCCATCATCTTGGGTGCTTTGGGTCCAAAGATGGACCAGGCACCCAACACCTTGGACGTCAGCCAGTTTAGGGACGAAGTGCCCCTTTGACCAGAGCGGCGCATGGAGTCGACTGCGACAGTGAACGACTTTCGAGAGAAGGCGATCAGAAGATCTTCCGTCATGACACCATGGTCCCTGGGAACCACACGTA